CATTGAATGACCTTACGAACGCAGATAGTAATGTCGCTATTGGTTCTGTTGCGGGAGCAAATTTAACTGAGTCAAACAATAACACTCTCGTGGGATTTGGTACTGGTAGGGCAATTACTACTGGTGCAGAGGGTACAGTTGCTATTGGATATAATGCACTTACAGCTCTCACAACTGGAGTTGGTAATCTCGCTATTGGATATCAAGCTTTACAGCATCCTGATACTGGTGATTATAATATTGCAATCGGACATAATGTGATGAGTGAGTTGAATTCCGCTGGGGCAACCAGAGATTGTGATTATAACATAGGTATAGGATACAATTCTATGAGCGGCACTTGGGTGACTGCTGAATCTGATAATAATGTAGCCGTTGGAAGCCTTACCATGGCTGGAGCTATGAATGGGGCTTTAAATAATACTGCTGTAGGACATCAAGCTCTTACTGCTTTAACTACAGGAGATGATAATTTAGGTGTCGGGTTCAACGCAGGAGATTCCATTACTGAAGGAAGTTCTAATACTGCTATTGGTAGTTATGCAGATTGTGCCGCTACTACCAATAGTCAAATAGCTATTGGGACTGTAGCTGTAACATCTGCCGCGAATGCTATCGCAATTGGTGTAAATATCACTAACAGTACAACTGAAACTTTTATGTGGGGGGCAAGTAGTAAGACCATAATCACAACTGATTTTGATACATCTTCTGTAGCTTTTTCACAATCATCTGATGTTAGGAAAAAAAGAAATATTAAAGATGGTGATTTAGGATTAGAGTTCATAAATAAATTGAGAAATGTATCTTTCCAATGGAAGCCACAAAATGAATACCCTAAAGAGTGGGAGTCATATAGCGAAGTGAATACGGTTGATACAGAAACTGTGCGTCATGGTTTTATAGCTCAAGAAGTAAAGCAGGCATTAGATGAATGTGGAGTAGATACATCAGCAAAAGATGGAATGTGGTCAGAGGATGATGATGGAATGCAAAGACTTTCTAATGCAAAACTTGTTTTACCTCTTGTAAAAGCAGTACAGGAACTCTCAAAAAAGGTAGAGGAATTAGAAGCAAAACTTTCTGAATAACAAACAAACAGGAGTCAAACATGGCTAAGAAAAAACAAAAAGAAACTCAGCCTGTCTTGCACTTTGATGACAAAGATTATATCATCGATGACATGACAGAGGAACAAAAAATACTTGCAAACCACGCCGCCGACCTTGAGAACAAGATGGCTACGATGAGATTCAATCTCGACCAGTTAGCTGGTGGTCACGAATCATTCGTAAGTAAACTTCGTGAAGCTTTTGCTAAAGAAGAAGAACCTGAAGAAGTAGAGGTAGAAGCCGAAGCATGATTATAAGAAGGTGCAGTCAGGGTCATCGAGTCAGGTTACATCGTAATACTACTCCTAATGCTGTCCGTACAAAGACATATGCAGACGGCACTGTTGAGACTCTGACCTACCCTTCGTCAAGATATGATTACTTCGTAGAAGTAGATGGTACTGTAGTTAAGCGTTCAGACAGCTTTGCAACAATAGAAGAATACTTTGTATCTGAATGTGCTAAGAAACATGAAGATGGTCATGGCAGGGTTCTTATTGGCAAACATCATTTGTTGAATGGTGTTGCTACTCTGCAGTCTGAATATCCTTCAGATTCTAATACTAAGAATCAGATAAAGGATTTCTATGATAAGCGTGGGATATCCTACAGTTCTAGTGAAACTAAATCTGAACTGTTATCTAGAATTGTTCCAATGTATAATGGAGTTGGTATAGAAATATCAAAACATTTAAAGGTATAATATGAAGAATCCGTTAGCAAGATTTGTAACATGGCAGCTTAAGTCTGGAGCATTAGATGGCTGGACTAGTTATCATATAGCAGCAGGAGCATTTCTATGTAAGATATTTCAATGGATGCACTGGTCTGATTTCTGGTGTGTCATGGGTGTGTTTATTATTGGTGTGCTATGGGAGGTATTTGAATGGTTTGTAGAGAACTGGCGACCCTATGGAACAAAGAGGCATTGGGCTGTTAATACTGCGTCAGACCTGTTTGTAGAGACAGCTATGGCATGGTGGATGGTAATTTAAAAAGAAATGAAAGATACTCTAGATATCCTCCATCCACCGCAGAAAATACGTATTGAGACTCCAATAGGTTCAATAGAGACTATGGATGACAGCCCTCTTATAGATGGAGTTATAATAATATTAGTATTCTTTGCTTTTTGCTTTTTTGTTTATGCTAAATATTTTGGGAAAAAGTAATGAATTATATAGAATTATATGCTGAGTATGGAGCATTAGGAGTTGTTGTTGCCTTATTTATCTATGGTTATATAAAACAGGGTAGAGTTTCTGATAGGCAGGCTGAAGCATTAGATGATCTACAGAAAGAGAACAAAGGTCAATCTGTTAAAATTAATAATATAGAAGGAATAATTTTGAAGTTTCTGGATAGATGGAACTCATCTGATAATACTAGAGACAGGCGGCATGAGGATTTGGTTAAAGAGATCAACGAACTTTCAGATGTTATGATGGAAGTAAAAGGCAGCGTATCAAGGATTAATGGTAAATGATAATGGACAGTTTAAAAGTATCAGGAACTAGTTTCGCATCAATAGGAATTATGATGATTGATATTATTCCTTTGATACTTATGATTTCAATCGGAGTATTGCAGATTGTATATTTACTTTACAAAATAAAAAAGATAAGGAGTGAATAATAATGGGTGAAATGTTTAGTGAATGGGTTAGCATTTCTAACTTTTTATATTTAATAGGTCTTATAATAGCAGGTTATGCTACTGTAGTTACTGCTAAGAATAGACAGATCGTGGTGGAGATTGGAGAACTGGTTAAATGCCTTGAAGAAGGCTACGAGGATGGCAATCTTGATAAGGATGAAAAGGATGCTGTTATGAAAGAAGCACTCGATGTCGCCAAAGCAGTTATTCAGAGCAAATGGAAACTGTGGGGTTGATATGCCGAAAGTAGGAAAGAAGAAGTTCTCATATACTAAAAAAGGCAAGAAAGCTGCCAAAAAGTATGCTAAGAAATCAGGCAAGAAAGTTAAGTATGCCTAAATTCGGAAAGAAAAGCAGAGCAAACCTCAAGGGCGTTAATACCAAGATAGTCAATGTATTGAATCAGAGTATAAAACACTTTGATTTTTCTATTATTGAAGGTCTTAGGAGTGTCGAGACACAGAAAAGTTATGTTGCAAAGGGTGCAAGTAAGACCATGAAGTCAAAGCACCTTGAAGGTAAGGCAGTTGATATTGCCCCATATCCTATAGATTATGATGACATTGAGAGATTCGTATATCTTGGCGGATTCATCCTTGGGGTTGCTTCCCAGCTTGGCGTAAAGCTGAGATGGGGACTTGACTGGGACAGGGATACATTCACAAAGGATACAGGCTTCAGGGACATAGGGCACTTTGAGCTGGTAGAATGAGGTATTAATGGCAAAAGACCCATATGGATTTGGTACTCAACCTAATTATCGTGAAGTATTATTAGATTATCTCAAAGAAAATGAGAAAGGTCTTAGGCGATGGGTTGGTTGGAGACCGTCAATAGAAAAGACATATGATGAACTTTTATCTGATGTTGAGCAAGGTAATATCAAGTACAATCCAGTTCCAAGATCAGAATGGAAAGAATATTCTAAGAAACATTATCCTAATAGGCAAGAAGGAGTAGGAGCTTTTTTTGGAGATAATACTATTAATTTTCCAGATGATCAAGCAGGTATTGCTACTTTTCCTCATGAGATAAAACATTATTTTGCTTCTCATCAAGCTGGAAGACATGGTGTGCCAGAAAAGATCAATCCACTTACCAAATTAGATATGGAATTAAAAGGATGGCTTCCGTCATTACACCCCGGAGGAAGAAGAGCAACCGTACCCGAAGGACCATTTGGAGGCGGTAAGTGGTGGAATGAGAATATAGCTACACAATCTGTTGATTATTCTGATAAACATAAATATCATCCTTGGTTCGATGAGCATGCTTTTGATAAAGATCTCCGTAAATTTGCTCCACTACAGGACATATATCAAAAAGTATCAAGTACAATACCTAGAAGAAAAAAAAGAAAGAAATCCGATAATGGTCTTCTTAATTTACTTTCTTTAAAGGATAGACCAGTAAGAACTGTAAAAACAAAAGGTGGTGATTATCCAATATATAAGACTAAGAGCAAGACTGCTCAATCGTTCAGAGATGCATTTTCAAGTGCAAGAAAAACTGGTAATGATATCTTTGAATGGCAAGGAAGAAAGTATACTTCAGAGCTTGCATAATAACTAAAGATAAAAATGATATACAGGTTAAGACATAAAAAGAGAAAGACAGTACTCAAGCCCATGCCTTCCTATTTCGGGCTTGCTACCACTTCCTCATCGCACTCAAGATGCTACTTCAACAAGCAGCACTCCATGTCATACCAGACAATGACCTTCAATGCCTAAACAGATATATCAATTAAAAGACTTTTCTGGTGGATTGAATACGCTTCAGGATGCAGCTGATATAAGAGAGAATCAATTATCAGGTGCTAAAAATATTATGTTCAATCTGCAGGGGAGTATCCAGCCTGCTTATTCTATGACCGATGCGACCAATAATAAACTAACAACAGGTACATATAGCAATACACATATAGCATCTACTGATGCAGGTGAGAGCATTCAATCTGGTCATGGGTTAGGATACTTTGAAACAGATTATGTAAGAGACCCAGTAATAGTTACACAAACAAGTTCTATTACAGGAGATGATGACAACGAGGGATCCGCTACTGGATTTATAGCTAGATCTGCTTTTAAAGAACTAGAGTATAAAGTAAGTGGAACTATACAAAATTTAATTAGTTCTTTTCCAGTTGGTACAGATATATTATTAACATCTACCACTCGTGACGCTGATGGATTTGATCCTGCTGGGCAAGGTATTTATACTGTAGTTGGCGTGGGTTCTACTAATGCTTATAATTTACTTCTTGATAGAGCAATTCCAATTAGTATTGAAACACCTCCTCAAAATTTCTGGGGAGCTACTATTTCAGGATTTCCCTCGGGAGATAAAGTTATTTTATTAGCTAATCCCAAAGAACATAAAATTGACACCTTTTCATTTAATACTGCCGGAACTGGATGGGAATCAGATAGTGTTATTTTACGTACTTCAGAAACAGGTATTGATTCAAAAATAAGATATTATAAAGTAGATGATGCAATTAGATGCTCTGATACTGCAGATAAAAATGATTGCCAAATAAAATGGTATGGATTTATTAATAGAAGGCACTTTGATGGTGCAGCTGCATCTACTGACGCTAATACATATCTTGATTACTATTCAAAAGATAATGACCTAGCAATACCGACCAATGGTGATTGTGTAGATGGTGGTACAACACCTGCAGTATCTACTTATGCAACAGCAGGAAATGGATTTGATTTTA